TGTTATGCGTACGTCATTTCGGAGCTTCATTCGTCCCAGTTCAATCAACCCGCCATCGGAGCCATGGGCACCCGCTATAATACGGGATATGCTCGTGCCTCTGGTTCCCCCGAGACCGCTGCATTCAATTCAATAGCGAATGCCTTCGTTGCCTACCTAACGTTTAGAATGACCCGCATTTGTGGTGGGTTCATTTCACCGCAGGAGGCATGGCGTCGACTCGGCATTTATGGCGGAGACGATGGTTTAACAGCTGACGTCGATCCATCTTTATACACGAAGGCCTCCGATCTTCTAGGTCTAAAGTTGGATGTTGAACTCATCACCCGCGGTTGTGAAGGAATTACATTCCTTTCGCGCAAGTATGGCCCACATGTATGGTATGGAGACGCCAATTCATGTTGCGACCTTCCCAGGCAGCTAACTAAGTTTCACACCACAGTGCAATTGCCACCTAATGTGACACCTCTGGAGAAACTGCTTGAGAAGGCCCGCGCTTTCTTCCTGACAGACAAAAACACTCCCATATTGGGTGAGTTAGTGTCGAAGATAACTTCTATACACGGTTCTGACATAGAGATGAAAGACTCTACTGTTAGGATGCGGTCGTGGAATTCTTTGTTCCCCAAGGAGGTACAGTATCCGAACGATGACCAAGGATGGATGGAATCATATTCTGAACGTTCACTTGGCAAGTTTGGCTTCGACTTTGAGTTATTTCGTAAATGGCTTAAGTCTGTGACTTGCTTGGATGATTTTCTCACACCCCCATTGTGTGCTGAACCCAAGGAACCTGAATTAAAGGCCACGATGGTGGTTGATGAAGATATCAAGGAACCAGAAAGAAAGAAAGCGGAGGTGGGTAAGGAAAGACAAAGGACCAAGACAAAGTGGAGCAGACGTGATAAAGCGTCGCGCCGAGCTAAGTCGAAGTCCTAAATTGAGGGCAGGGTAGTTAAGCGGGCAGTACTTGGTCTGTCCGCGACAGTTTTAACGAATTTATACTTAACTATCCAAATAACTGTCTTAAAATGGCTAACGGAAAGAAGAAAAATGGAAAGAAGAACGGCAATGGCAATGGACGTCGTCGCCGCAGACAATACGGACTTCCGGGTATCACGCAAAATGTGGCTCTCACTGTTAACAACGCCTTTGGCGACTCAGCGAAACCCACTACTATTGCTCGATCCTTGGATGCATTCGATTCCACACACGCACCCTTACCACGTGCTGTCGGAGACTATACTGTCATCCGTACAACCGAGGTAATTTCAAGTGATTCTGTGATGCATTTGTTTGGTCCAGTGATGGAATCAAACGTGAATACAGTTGGCG